AAATAGCAAGACCTTTACTGTATATATAAACAGGTGCTAGGCTCGCTCCGCTTTGTGCACGAAGCGGGAGCCTTGGCTGGACTTGCAGGGGTAATCTGCGGGAACAGTGACCAGTCGCGATGTTGGCGCATCTCGACTGGTCGCTCTTTTTCAATCTGCTGCGTTATCTCTTCAGCTCAATCAGACCAGTACCTTCAGGGCCCGCTCGTAAAGCGCCTGACGGTCGGCAAGGCCATTTGTGCCACCGTTGATCCGCTTGGTAATTGTCAGTAAGTCGCCTCTATCTGCGAAGGTATTAAGCCCAGCACGGTGCCAGAACCAAGCAGCTGACATGGCGGCATGCTCCGGACGCTCGAGGAGTTCAGGTTGCTGTAGCAGATCCAGGCCCAATGCCTCGCCGCACTCCGCGTAGTTCGCCCGCCCGGTAATTTGAATAAGCCCCCTGCCCCGATATAGCTGACCGTCTCCGTCGTCCTCTGGCGTGTTGCCCAGGCGTTCGGCGAGCCGCCCTTTATCGTATTTTTCGAGGTAGGCGTCACTGCCTAATTCCCGCACGTAGCGAAGCTGGCCAGACTCATGGCCCACCTGCGCCAAGAAGGCTGCGATACGCAGCTTCGTGACAATGGCGTACTTGCTCATCGCAACGTTTAAGACAGGAACAAAAACGCCAGCTCGGGAGCTGGCGTTGGGGAGGATCTGCAGCAACTGCTGCACAGTAATCGACATTCAGATATCTCCTGAGTAAAGGTGATTTGTGATGGGAGTAGTGGTCAGAGCTGCACGACCTTGACTGGTTTTTTCGCTTTCTTTTTGCCTTTGGCTTTTGCCTTGCCCTTGTTGCCACCATTGCACTCGGCCGTGGTGGACCAGCCAGCTTGGGTAAATACCTGTTCGACCGAATCGGTCAGGTACTCGCCATCAAGCCCCTCCTTGAACCCCTGCACGCTGATCATGCGCTCCGCGAAAAGGTCAGTACGCCCGACCATTTCAAGACGGATGCCTGCAGTGCTGCGATTGAAAGCAGCAAGACGCGCTTTCGCGGCCTGCTCCGCTGCAGTTTTGTTGGGGTAGATATGCCGGTCGGTATGAACAGGCGGGAGACCGTCCGGGGCCGTATCGTTGTTGAGGCTCACGATCTGGAGCTTCCCGGTCTTCTTGTCCTGATGCTTCGTCGACACGGCTTTGTGTGTCGAACGATCACCCAGTCTGAACTGCCATCGGCTGACGTCTTGGCGCGTGATGGCCAGAACGCCAAACGCTTTCCCGGACGCGCTGACTCCGTTTTGCCTGGGCATAACGAGCAATTTGCCGTCGGCGACCTTGGCAGTGCAGTCGTACTTTTTTGCCAGCCGTGTGATGAAGTGGTAATCCGACTCGTTGAGCTGGTCAGCCCGTGGGACCTTTGTCGCTACGTTGCAGGCTGAGGCCCAGCCATTGCGTGCGGCAATGTCGCTGACAATCTTGGACAACGGCACATCCTCCCAGCTACCGCTGCGCGTGGTCTTACCACTTCCACGCATGCTGCTGGCCTTGCCTTTGATGACCATCGTGTCGGGAGGACCAGACACCTCGATCTCATCAATGGTGTACAGACCGATCTTGGTGAGCTTCTGGCCGTCATAGCCCAGATAAACCTCAACATCGACCCCCCTCGATGGCAACGCCACTGCACCGTCGCGATCATCAATGCGCAGCTCGAATTCATCTGAGTCCATGTCGGGCTTGTCAGTGGTACGCAGCTGGATCAATCGGTCGTTGATGAGCGCCGTAATGTCGGTGCCGTCGGCAACGATCCGGAAAGTGGGTTTCATGCGCAGATACCAAAAGAAAGCCCCGCACTAGACGGGCTGGGCAAAAGGAAAGGTTCGTTACGCGTAACACCGAGGTCAGCCCCAGAGCATTACAGTTTCGTCGGAGGATGCGGGAAGGTCTGGCAGAGTGATGATCAGCCCCACCCGAAAGGGTTGAGCCTCATCAGCCAAGCCCTGATTGGCATCAAGCACGGCCTCCACAGAGCCGTTTAAGTGGCCGTAATGGTTGAAACAAAGGGTATCGAGGATATCCCCGTCAGACGTTCTGCATATCGTCGCCATAGCGTGTGAACTCCAGCGTGAACGCCTGCTTGCGAGGGATACCCCCTTGCATCAGAGCGCTCTGGTCTTCCTGAATTTTCTTCAAGCACCAGTTACCCAGCACTGCCCCATACCCTGTGGTCAGCGCCAGAGGCACGCCCAGACCTGCGATGCCACGCAAAGTATCGAGCTGTTTGATCCCGCCTTTGACGTTGGGGAAAACCGCCCCCTTGAGCGTCAGTGACTCATCACCCATACCGATGTTCTGCTGTGCCGGTCGACGCGTGAGACGCTCTTGCGATGCCCAGCGGAACTCACTGGAACGGCTCAGTTCGTCGAACGCAGCGGTGTCCAGATTGAAGTAGTACGGCTCGGCTTTCGCGCTCAGCGGCTGCAAGATCAGCAGATGCTCAAACGGTTTGACCGCTTCGACAGCCGGGGTTTTCTGCGCGGCAAATGACGAACTGGGCACCACGTTGGCCAGCGCGGGACTGATACTGCCAGCCACCTTGTTGATGGCGGTCCCGGCCTTTGCTGCCTGCTCTTTGAGCACTCCCAAGCGCTCGTCAATCTGCGTCGCCGCCCTTGATGCACGACTGTATGTCGATACGACAGCCCCGACCTTCGCCTGGGCCGCATTGACACCCCGCATCACGCGTTGAAGCTTGGCCCCGGTTGCGGGGCCTACAATGGGCAGGCCCTCAAGTTCGGCGGTCGCACCACTGATTTCGCTGATCGCGCCATTGACCGGCGAGAGCATGCCGTCCAGATCGCGACGACCTGACTCACCTGCCGCCACCAGGTACTTCATACCCGACTGCAGTTGTTCCATATAAGCCATATATCCCCCTACTCGACGTGCGGAGCATCAAACAGATTCGACCGTTGCGACTGCTGCGCCGAGTCGCGCATAGCTCGCTGAATCATCGGCTCCAGATCTCGCATCAGCTGCTGCGGATCTTTCACATCACCTTGAACGGTCAGTGTTATTGGGGCATTTATCGAAACCTGCTGTTCGTACTTGGGTGTCGGCATCTTGGGTGCTTCGGGCTTGATGACAATCGGCGCGGCAGGACTCACTGCAGGCTTTTCCGTCATGGCCCGCCCTACATCCCCCATCACCGGCCCGGTAGGAGCCAGCGCTGGAGCTGGCCCTCGAGCCATCAGCGGCACCCGGTCGTTGTCGAAAGCCTTGGCCGTCGCACCCAGCGTGGGTACTACCGGGCCGGGCAGCGCGACCGGAACCGAAGGCGCAGCCAGCAGCGACACCGGCTTGTTCTCTTTCTCCGGCGTGCCAAACAGCTCTTTGCCCAACAAGCCGCCGACCTCACCGCCGCCCCAAGACCCCAGGGCACCGCCAATGGCCGCGCCTATCGCCGTGCCCACGACCGGCAAAATCATCGTGCCAATCGCCGCACCGGCCGCAGCACCACCCCAGCCGCCCAGCGCGGAGCCCGCAACTTCGGTAGCCCCTTCCAGTTTTTTCTCGATAGGGTCATCCGACTGATACAGCTCGACCGCTTTCAGGCCAGCGCTGATTACCGCTTCGCCAGGCAAAACCTTGGCCTTGCCTGCCATCTTGCCCAGCAAAGGCATAATGCTTCGTTCAGCAGCCGCAGGAAGCGGCGGCACAGGGATGGGCATACGTGAGGCCGGACGAATACGAGGAGCATCGGTCGGACGCGGTGGCACCGGGCGAATACGCGATTCACCGGCCAGGCTTGGCGGTACCGGGCGGATGCGCGGCTCACCGGGCGGGCTTGGTAGTATCGGACGGATGCGCGGCTCACCGACCGGACGCGGCGGAACAGGCCTGTTACGCGGTTCACCAGTTGGACGCGGTGAAACGACGGGCGCACGAGACCCAGCGCCTGCACGACGACGTGCGCGGGCGGATCGCCGTCCTCTACGTGATGTATCGCGCTGGCCCGGCAAACCCGATCCGGCACCTATCTCCGAGGCGTTCACCACGAAGACGCGCTGCAGGCCGCCCCCTTCGCCAGAAGCATTGGAGCCGCCATCTGAATCCGCACCAGTCTCCAGCGTCTCGCGGTAAGCCTCCAACGCAGTGAACCCAATCCCCAGCAGCCCTTTAGGCCTTTTGGCCTCACCGTCTGCATCAGCGCCTTTGGCCTCGTCGTTCTTGGCGTCATCATCTTTGGCGTCATCCGGCTTGTCCTTGTCGACCAGCTTCGCACCGGCTTTGGACGCCACTGTCAGGCCAACGCCCAGCAGCGCAGCGACACGCGCTTTGCGCCCAGCGGCTGCAGCACCAGGCGCGGCCCCTGCGGTACTGCCAACACCTGCAGCTTTTGCGTTGGTCACAAAAACCTGCTGGACCTTCCCAGCTCCGCCGCCGACCGACCCTTTGGCAAGATTCATCAGGCCCTTGCCGATTTTGAATGCACCGAAGGCTGATTTCGCAACCAGCAGAGCACCTATGGCCCCCGTCAGTCCCATAGCCAGGTTCGGCATCTTGTCGCTGACGGTGGTGATGCCTTGGGCTACGGTCGTCAAACCTTGCGCCACGGCATCGGTTGCCGGTCTGATCGCATCGCCCACGCTGCGCATGGCATCGTTGGCGGCCTGTGAAAGCTCGGCCCACTTCTGCGACGAGCCTTCCCGGCGCTCGGCCAGGTTCTTGTCGAGAATGCCCGACGCGTTGCGGGACTGCGATTTCAGATCGTTGTACAGCTGCTTGTTCTGCAGGTACGCGGTAAGCGCCGCCTTGACCTGCATGTCCGCAAAGATGTCGCCGGTTTTCAAAGCCTGCGACAGTGATTCCATCATGGCCTTGGCCTTGGCCGGATCTGTTTCCTTACTGATTTTGGCCGTGGCGGCCGCCATTGCTTCGGCCTTTTTCGGGTCCGTCTTCTGGATGTACTGCTGGGCCAACGCCATGCTGGACTCCAGCGTGGACATGCCTTTCTGCAGGCCGGTTTGCATGGAGCCTTCGTAATCGATACCGGCCTTTTTGTAGGCATCGACCGTATCCGAAGCACCGATTTTGCCCATCCAGTTTTTCAGATTGTTGGCCGCCTCGTCAGAGCTGCCCGCCGTCTTCATCTGGACCTGCAGCATTGCACCGAGCTGCGTCACCGCGTCCATGCCGGTGATACCAATACTGCCCATGTTGGCCAGCAGTTCGGGAAACCACTTTGCCATGTCGGAGGCTTCGAAACTGACCGCCTGCCCTTGGTAGGCGATGGCCTCCAGAGCCTGCTGCATTTCCTTGGCGTCGGTGATCTTGGCGTTTTGCCCCAGGGCGTTGATCATCTTCGCTGTGTCGGTCCCTTCGGAACCCTGACCGACCACGAATTTGGCGGCAACCGGTGCGTACTCCAGCGCCTTGCTCAGTTCCATACCGGCACCGACCAGTTGGTTGACTACGTCAGCGACCTGATTGCGCTCCATGCCGGTATCACGGGCGGTCGTGATGATGGTTCGTGACATCTCCGCTTCTTGCGGTTTGTTGGCAATGCCAGCCTTGATCGCAATGTCGCGAACAATCGCCCCGAAGTCCGCGCTGACTTTCGTCGGGATCGCCAAGGCCCCGGTCGCTACTACGGCTTGCCCGACCGAGCTTTTGACCGTCTCCCGTCCCTCGCTCATCTGCCGTCGGCCTTTGGCCTGCAACTCCGCAGAACGAGCCGTGCGCCCCATTTCCTTATAGGCTTTGCTCAGCCGTCCGACCTCGACGCCCTGCGCCTTGAGGCTATCGAGGTTCGAATTCAAACGTGACAGTAACGCGGTCGCACCGGCCTGGCCCGTTGCATGGGCTTTGCGCCACTCCTCGCGCAACTTGATCGTTTCGCCAATCGTGCTCTGCAGGACGCGAGCCTTGGCACCTTTGTCGTCCAGCGCCTTGATACGGCTCTCAACGTCCTTGAAGGCCTTGCCTACGGTTGCACTGACCGCGCCACCGATGACAAGGCCCAGCTTCAAACTATCACTCATAGACCACCCGAGGCGTTCAAAGGGGGATCAATCCATGATCCACCACAACATTCGATTGAAAGGCATTGCCTCGATCTCAGCAGCGGAAAAGCCCGTCTCCGCTGCCAACTTGCGCGCCGCCTGTCTCATGGTCTCGGGATTACAATTCATCCTCTTCGACCAGGCGAAAATAGCCTTCCTGCAGGCGGCGATAATCGCGCTGTTTCATTCGGTCCAGATCGTCCCGGCCAGCCTCGATCAGGCTGCAGAACAAGTGGAGTTCGTGGGCCTCGGGGCTGCCATTGGCAGCGGCCGCTGCAGCGCGGGTATCCCTGACGCAAGGTGCGCGCATTGTTACCTTGTCGACTTTCACGGTGTTGATTTCCACCGGGTACTTCAGCGTGATGATCGCGCCTGAATCCGTCAGGACAATCCACGACGGCAGCGGAGTGGTTTCGTTGTTGCCAGTTACTTGAGTCATGTTCGTTCCTTAAAGGCCAAGGGCGGCGCGTTCTGCTGCGAGCTGGTCCACGCCGTCGATCACGCGCACCATGTTCACCATGTCGATCTCGTAAACAACACGGCCGTCGACTTCCAGCTTGTAGTAGGAGGCGGCAAGGCTGTGCTTGATCTCCGCCACGGTGGCGGGCTTCCACTCGCCCGGATCAACTTCTTTCAACATGCCGCGCAAAGTAGCAACCACCGGTGTGACAACGCCTTTCAGGCCCTTGAAAGAGCCTCTGAACGTGCCGTTGAACGCGGTCTGATCAGACAGGCCGAAAAATTTCAGCGACTCGCGGCGAACGCCGTTGGTCGTGAAACTGGCTTCCATCTTCTCCAGCCCCATGTCGATCTCGACCGGACCGGCCATGCCGCCGCCGCGGTACTCCTCGGTCTTAAGGCTCATCTTGGGAAGCGTCAGCCCCGGCACGTCACCGCTGAAGTTGATACCGTCGACAAACAGGTTAGTGTTGGAAAGGGTTTGCGGAATCATGTAGAGCGCTCCTTAAGCGGCTTCGAGGACTTCGGTCAGCCACTGATTGGTGACTTCAACGCGGAAATTCGGGTTTTCGGCAGGCGGCACATCGGTGAAACGGATGTTCCAGTACACCTTGCCCTGCTCCAGCTGGCTGGCAGTGTTCAACTCGGTGTCCGCGTAGACCTCAAAATTGATGATCGCCCCTTGGTTTTTCAGGTCACGCATGAAGGCTTCCAGGCCGTCGGTCACGTCCTTGACGTAGGTTTTGGTGATCGAGCGGTCGACTGCCCACTTGTGCCCTGCCTGGATCGCATCCATGACGATGTCGAGCGTGCGGACCCGCGTCACGAATGCCCACTTCGCATCACTGGACAACGTGCGGTTGCCCCACAGGCGATAGCCGTCGTCGCGGATGATCGTGGCGATATTGGCGTTGTTCAGCAGGTTGGCCCGGCACGTCGCGTCACCGGCCAGGTACTCGATGGACCGGGTAGTACCGGTGATGCCGACAAATTCCTTGTTCGACGGTGACGCCCAGAAACCGTACTCCGTGTCAGTCCAGGCAAAGAGCCCGGCGACCCAGGCCGACGCAGGTGCATCGATAGTCTTGCTGGCTATGGTGTCCCAATACTGAACGCCCGGATCTGGCATGAAGATGCGCTTGCTGCCGAAGTTTTTGGCATAGGCTATCGCCGCATCATCGGTCGTCCCTGGCCCGTCGACAATAGCAATGGCACGCAGCTTGGCAGCCAAACCATCCATCGCTGTGGCCACGGCCAGCGTGGCCGAATGCTTGGGCGCGATCAGCAGTCGCGGCTGGGCATTGAAAAGACTCTTGCCGTCGATCAGCGCTTGCAGGCCGGTACGCTTGCCAGACGCGAGCACACCGCCGATGACGGCCGATGTCAGTTCCGCAGCGGTCGAACCTGCCGCCACGCCACACCCCACGATAACGGCCTTGGCCCGCGTAAAGATCGCCTGGCACGCCTTAGTGATCGGCGCATCTGCGCCCCAGGCTGCAATGGCTTCACGCTCGCTGGTGATTAGCTTCAGCTCGTTGACTGCTGCCAACTGGGAGACATCAGGCGCGGTACTGGGGGTGAAAACGTCGCACAGTCCGATGATCGAAGACGACGGCAGCGCGATGGTGCGCGCCCCGGTGTCAACGGTCGTCATGGTGATGCCGTGAAAAAAGCTCATAAAGCAAACTCCAGAAAATAGAAAACCCGCACAGGGCGGGCTATTGGGTTGGTCGGTTATAGAGGGTCTATCTGAGCGATTAACGCTTGCAGGCGTCAGCTGGCCTCACTGTTTCGTTTGAATTGCAGGTAGCGCTCGTCGGTATCCTGGAGCTGGGCTTGGTTCGGGTAGTCGGTTTCATCCTGAGCGCAGGAGAACACCGCTACGACTGTTTGACCGTCATCGGAAAGCTGTGCGTAGACCATGATCACCTCAGAACCTGTAACCCGAAATATTGACCGCACCCTCTTTGAAGGTGCCTGACAGAACACCAGCCAGCCAGAAAATGGTTTGAGCGGTAATTACCTTGAGGTTCGAGAACGAGCCGGTACAGATGTTTTGGACCGTCTCGGACATGCTATTGCCAGCGACCTGCTGGAAACCGATTCCAGACGCAGCCGAGGCAACCGATATCTGGGCGTTTGAGGTATTGAGGCCCGCGACGGACAGCCAGCCAGTTACGGCCTTAGCCGCCAAGGGAATCACGGAGGCAACACTCAGCGACTTGAATGCCGTGATTTGGGCGGTGGTCACTGCCACCTTTTCATAGGTAAAAATCACCTCTCTTCCCTCCATGAATCCGACCTGAAACAGAGAGTTTTTGATTCTCCACACACTGACCAAAGCCGAGGCCGTAAACCCTGCGGGCATATTCGCTCCGGTGTACACCTCTCCCATCGCCAACGAGGTGGCGTCAGTGGCCAACAGTGCTGACACTCCGGTGATGGGGTTATAAATTGCGTAGATCGCGACGAAACCATTCGCCGGTACTGCGCCCGTGTCCATGCCTCCGCTACCGACAGCGGTCAGGTTGATCGTCTTGTTAAAAGAACTCAGGCGATACCCCATGCCACCCACACCGGCCTCAACGATAAGCTCATCGGCAGTGATGACAGCAGAAGCCGACGCACTGACCACGCTCATGATCACGTTACGGGCACTGCCTACGATGGTGGTAGGCACAAGACCGGGATCATCGACAGAGACCACTTCACGCCAGTTGGTCCAAACGCCACTGGCCTGCGTCCGCCAATACCTGCGACTGCCTCCCCCCAACTGCGTCAACGTTTGCAAACAACCGCCATTGTTGTACGGCACAACCTCGACCGAACAACTGGTGGCACCCGGTTGATTGGCCGTCGCCGGGTTGGTGCGGTAGAGGCCGCCCAGTACGGCCGTGTTCAGATCCGACACCAACGAACTGTTGACTGTGCCGAGGCCCACCCCGGCGAGGGTTGCTTGAACAAAGGCTGTATTTGCAAGGGACAGATCGTTATCACCCAGCGCAGCCGTCGGGGCTTTGGGATCGCCCGTGAACACAGGACTATCGAGCCCACCCACCTCGCGCCAGACCGTCCAGCCGCCTGCAGCCTGAGTGCGCCAGAACAGGCGAGCGACCCCACCGCTACCCGCCAGTGCCGAAAATAGCTGAAACGCCCCGCCGTCGTTGTAGCGCATGTTCAACAGTGTCGCGTTCGCCGCCAGAGGTATATTGGCCGCGTCGGCATTCATCCGAAACAGACCTGCCAAGGCGACACTGTTCGCGTCTCCGACCGTAGTTGCGTTATCAGTACCGAGACCGAACAGTCCCAGACACAGGCGAGTAAACCCGGTTGTCGCAATCGACGTATCGTTGTCGCCCGCTGATACAGTCGGAGCCCTTGGGTCCCCGGTAAAAACCGGAGACGCCAATGGAGCCTTGAGCGCGAGAGCATTGGCCGTACTGGCCGCAAAGTTGGGATCATTCCCCATAGCCGCTGCCAGCTCGTTCAGCGCATCCATCGCCCCCGGCGCACCACCCACCAGCGCCGCGATTTTCGCCACAACAAACGCGGTCGTTGCAATCTGTTCGCTGTTCGTTGAGGCAGCTGGAGTCGGGGCTTTGGGCGTTCCGGTAAAAGTCGGAGAATCGACGTTCGCTTTACGCAACAGAGCCGAATCCATCTGCCCGACGGTATAGACATCAGTCAGGCCATAACCGGCAACCGTGGTCGGACTGGTCCCGCCGAGAACCCGCCCATACTTGTCTACGGTGACACTGCGATACGTGCCTGGCTCGACGCCTGTGCGGCCCCACGCCATCTCAAAACTTAGGGCCGTAACACCCAACGAGATAGGCCCGTCTGTGACCAACTGCCAACCGCTGTCACCGTTGACAGTCCCTTGCTCGACCTGCACCAGCAAACCCGGCGTGACGCGTAGGTCGGTGTCAGCATCAGCCGCCCGGGCCCAGGCACTGGCAGCCGTTACATAAATGCCGTTCTCACGCGCAGCCGTCTGCTTGGTGACCAGCACGCGACGGCCCGCTGGCACCGTCACACCGTCAATGGTCTGCAGGCCGCTGAGCGCAATGTTAGCGGTGGTGGCCACAAGAACCGAATGCTTGAAGTCTTGCCGCGCCAGCTCGCTAAGCACGAACTCTTGAGTCGCCAGCACTACGCTAGGGTCAATTTTCAACTCGACGCTGGCCGAGTTGCTGACGATCAGATTCATGCGTACCACTTGGGTCCGGCCGGAGCCTTGAGCCAGCAGCGGCTTGAATGACGGCGCGCAATTGGCGACTGCCACAAGATCATTGTCCGCATCGTAAAGGCCTATTTCGCGAATCCATTTGCCACCGACTTCGGCCGGTATAACCTGTTCGGCAATAATGATCGCCGGATTGGTCGGGTCCTGCTTGAGCTGGTTCAGCGGAGCCCGACGCCACTCGTTGATCAGCGCTTTTTGCTTGGCGTCCGGCTGCGGGTCTGCGCCGTTGGCATCGCCTACGCCCATCTGGGTAATCTTCCAGCCAATGCCCAGGGCATCGGCATTGGCCTGTTTGGCGACGCCGATATTGGTCAGGATGGCGTAAAACTGCGAGTTTTGATCGATCATGAATACACATCCAGGGTGTCGATAGTTGTTTCACGTCCGCCACGACCGATCACACCCGAGACGACAATGTCTCGCTGTTGCGGTGGGTAAACGTCGATGATGTCGCCTTCTTGCACAGAGGCGCTCAGGTAGGTGCTGCCGTTGGCTTCGAGACTGATGGCAAGGCCGATCAAGTGGCGGGAAACAGGCTTAGCGTCATCGATCAGCGCCGTCAGCTCTTCGTACATCTGTTCCGTGATGCCGGTGTCCAGCACGCCTACTTTCAGCTGGAACGTGCCGGGCTCGCCCAGCGGGTTGAGCTGCCACCATTCCACGATGTCGATCAGATAACCCAAAGGCTCGACCACCCGACGCAACGCGCCGATGGTGCCCTTGTGCGCATGGACATAGAACGAAGCCTTGACGGCATTACGCTTGACCGGCTCCGACCACTTTTCGTCCCAGCGGTCGACGGACCATGACGAGGCCAGGTGCGGCAGCAACTCCACCGGACAGGTGTCCGGGTTATAGAGCGTGCGCAATGGCATGGGCGTGGTATCGACTATCGCAGCCTCAATGGCACGCTCAAGCTGTGTACTGCTGTTGGGCAATAGACTCTTCATGTCAGTCACCCTTGGTCAGCGTGAAGCCCTTGCAATAGGCGGCCTGTGACTTGGTAGGGAGAATGTCGACCCAGTCGCCCAAGTCCACGCGACGAACGCCTGCGATGTGCAGCTGGGCGTCGATGGCCGAGCGAGCCACTTCAATACCCAAACGCCGCCGAGGATTGACCCAGGACCTCAAGCGCGCTTCGCACTGCGCCAGAATGGTCTCGTTCTCCGAGCCAGTACCCACCATATGCACCACCGCGTTGATGGTGTAAGGGAGGATTTCAGCGCTCTGCACAATCAACCGATCACCCAGCGGACGAATGTCCTCGTCACTCAGGTAATCGCGCACCTCGTCAAGCAATGACTGGGGTGCAATGCCGGTTTCACTCAACGCCAGCACCGTGACGACTACCGTCGAGGGCGACGGGCTTTCGGCCGTGGCATCAGCAACCAGTCCCGATGAGTTCCGGGCATGCAGGATGTAACTGTTACGCGGGCCTGCAGTGGTCAGTCCCTCGTATACCAGCTGGATACGCTCGCGCAGCGCGTCGTCCTCTTCCTTCACCTCAGCCGTTGGGGGAAAGGTCGTTAGGTCTTCGGACTGGATCACCAGGCGTTTGAGGTTGACGTTGAATGCCAGCTGATCCAGGTCAGATTTACGGGCGTAAGCCAACAGCAACGCCTTGCACCCATCGTTGACGCGCGCGCGATTGCCGAGCTTGTTGTAAGCACCCAGCTCAATCAGTTTCGTGACGGGATCGCTCTCAAGCGCAGCATTCCAGTTGTTACCCATCCAGTCCCGGAAAATGCCCAGTGCTTCCTCATAGGTGGTTTCAACGTCCAACGGTTCCAGCACTTGCGGCGCAGGCAGCGCCGACAGATCCACCGCACTCATGCTGTGACCTCCAACGTGAAGCTATCGCCCTGATATGTGCCTTTCAAAGCGAACGTGACCTGCCCATCGATCACCGATATAGCCCTCACGGATTCGAGCTTTACCCGTGGTTCCCAACGCCCGATGGCCCGGCTGACCTCGGCTTGCACCGCGCTGCGCCAACCGGCCGTCACCGGCAAATCAACGAACCGGGCCAGTTTGCTGCCGTACTCGGGCCGGATTCTGCGACTACCTTCCGGCGTGGTCAGAATGTCCGCAATGGACTGACGCAGGTGATCGAGGCCCGACAAGGGCAAGCCCGTCTCGCGGTCCATTCCGATCATCGTGATTACTCCAGTGGCTCAAACTCTTCATGCGCGTTCAGGTAGGCCAGCGCGTCGGCATCGGAGGAATCCACCGAGGTAACGCCCTGTGCTACGTCGACCAGGCTGCCGTTGGGCAGCACCAACGTTCGGGAAGTGAATACCGTGTCCCGGAAGCCGATCTGTGCAGATTCCGGTGCAGGCGACGACGCACGCGGAGCGACGGTGATAACGAGATCCGTGGACGCGGTCTCCGTTTTGGTTTTGCTCATGCTTTTCTCCAGACGCAAAAAACCCGCATAGCGCGGGGATGGTCAAACGATGGGATCAATGCTTGTGGTGATTGCTGTTGCCCAGGGTGTCGAGGATCGTCCCCATACCTGTTACGTTGCCGGTGACCAGCAGCGCTCCGTCGATTTTCACGTTGCCCGTGAGGTTGATCGAGGCCGATTGAACTGTCGCGGAATCATCCGTCACGACCACCGTTGAAGCGCCCACCTTCACGGTGACGGTGCCCGTCGGCAGGTTGACGGTGTAGCTCTTGGCCTGCCAGTCGTAAACCAATGAACCGCCATCGTCGAAACGCCAGACTTCGACGTGGTCTCGGTTATCGGGCGGCGCGCCTGCATTGCCATAGAGTCCGGGAATAAATGTGCCTTGTGCAGGATCGCCGCTTGGACTCAGTATCGCTCCCTGCTCGCCAAGCGTTGGTGCGCGCCAGTGCCTGGCTTTTCCGGCAGCCAGGCTATGCCAACGAATCCACGCGCTGACCCAATCGCCATCTGAAACACGGCACATCGGCGGGGAAGATGTCAGATCAACCGCCACCACGTAGACGTTCATGATCAGACTCGCAATCATTCGGTCATGCGCTGCGCTCGCGTAGCTCATTCAGCTCCTCCGCAGATCGATAGAACTCTTTATTGCCTGGCCCGATGTCAGGGCTGAACCCCCAGACCAAGCTGCCAGGCGGCTGATCGGGCCACGGCCACTCCTCGTCGCCCAGATAGATCCCCTGCGTCCACTCGATCAGCCAGACCGCATACCCATCCAGTTCGGGACGGGACCAGTCCTGAGCGGCCCGGACAAACTCAGCTTCGTTGACAGGCAGCCCCCACGTCTGTCCGCGCAACAACACCGCCAGTTGAGTCGCGGCAAATGCCGCTTGCTTCTGGCACTCCTCACGCTCTGAACCGACAATGACACGGGCTTCGAACCGTGCGATGAATGCGGACTCGCCAGTGCCTTGATCAATACCGGGCTCAAACTCCGATACTTCCAACAGCACTGCTGGAACGGCTATTTGTTGCAGCATGTCGGGCATGGTGCCGACATACTCCAGCCCGCCAATTGCGTCGCGGATATGGTGCTCAATCGCTACATAGAGCTGATCGAGGCTGAAAGCTTCGTCAGACACGGGCTGTTCCTCTCAGATACTTCTGCAGTTCGAAGTTGAATTCCTGCTTGAGGATCTCAATCAAACGCGCGTCGGCACGTTTGACCCACTCATCAAAATGCGGCCGCGCACCTTCGAGCGAGACCTTGGCCTTGGCGAGTGGGAAGCGGCTGCCATTCTCTTCAATGAAACCCGACCGGCGTTTTCCCTGACGGGTTTGTTCGTACTCGCTCGCATCAAAATGCTTGCTCGCCGTGCGGATCCATATGTCAGGACTGCCGCCATACACCGTCTTCAGAAACGCGCCTTGATACCGGCGACCCGCGACCGTTACACCGGCACGGTTCTGCCGTGCCCGGCCGATTCGGCTGGCCGATATCGCGTCTAAACCCATCCAGAGTTTTCCGCGCATCGCGCCAGCAGTGACCGGATAAGCACGCAGGCGCTGACGCACTGCGGTCACAGCGATACGCTCTTGTCGGCCGACGGCCCTGGCGATATGCGTGCGCAACCACCTGAGCGTTTTGTTGATCGCCCGCCGTTGCGCGGCCGCAGCAGCCTTTGGCACCGCTGTCGCGAAGTTCTTGAAGGCCTGCAAATCAGCCGTCGCTGGCTGCAGGGTGATCATGCCGTCCTTGGCAGATTGCTTGTAGAAGCTGCCAACACTCATGGGTTAATCCTTAAAACCAGCGTGATAAGTCCATCGCCACCGGGCTCCATACGCACCAAGGTGTACAGCCCACCGCCATCAGGTTTGGGCAGGTCCACCCGCACCTGCTGTCTCTCATGTACGCCGTCAGAGTCTGCGACACGAATGACCAGGTGCGGCTCGCGCAAACCAGTGTTGATACGCCCCAGCTTGGGCTGCAGCCAGGGTGCCGAGAACATGCCCGACACCTCGCGCCCCTCAATGAATGCCGTGTCGCTCAGCAGATCAAACACAGCGTCATCAAGGGTTTCGATCAGCTCGCGGAATGCCATGACTACAACGTCAGGCGGATCTGCGCCCGAGGTCGGGTGCAAAGGTGCAGCGGGTTGGACTGGGCTTCACCGGCAACGCCTTTGCCGAACGGCAGCGTCTCCAGCTTGCTGTAGTACGGGATGCCCTGAGTGTTGACCGTTTCCATGTAGTCCGCTGGAGCGAAGGCCGAGATGTACAGGTCCGGCACACCCTCGGGCACCATTAGCGCCTCGTCGTCATTTACGAAAGCAATACCGGCGACCTTGCCACGGTAGCGTTCCCAGACGATCCCACCGAACTCGAAACTTTCACGGGCATCACCACGCAGCTCCGACGCCTGCGCCGAGTTGAGGTAGGTCTCTTTGACCGACTTGTGAACGATCAGCTTGTTCCAGAAGTTCTTGCCGCAGAACGCGCGCGAGCCGGTGCTGGTTACGCTACCGAGTGCGTCCTCTTGCATGTCCAGCGCTTCGCCCGCTTTGACGCGCAACTCGGTACCTGCGTCGTTCAGACCCATAGACAGGCTCTGACGCTTCACGCCAAAGGCTGCGTATATGTCCAGCAGCACGGTTTTGCCGTCAGCATCCAGCACTTGGCCATTGAGCGCGCCCATGCGCTGGAACTCGTGGGTAGCGTCAAGCTGACGTCGGGCACGGGCCAGCCGGGTGTTGATCACATCCTGCACGGCCTGCAACTCAGTGCGTGAACCGAATGCGCGAATGCCTTGAATCTCATCCGCCCGGATCGTGAAGCGCTCAGGCAGGTGGACGGTGTTGAACGGAATCATGCGACGCTTGGTGCTGGTGACAACAAGACCAGAGCTACCACGCTCACCGGCCGGGACCAGCGCCAGGGTGTCGCCGTCCTTTTCGATCTGCACAGTCAGGGTGGCGATGCCCTCTTCCTGAAACAGGCCGAGACCGCTGATGCGCCCCGGCAGGTAAGGTTGCTCGTTGATGGCAGCGGTAAGCGTGGCGACGCTGAATGCTTCGTCGTCGAAAATGGCGATATCGGCCATGGGGGTATTCTCCAGAAAAACGAAACCCCGCAAATGGCGGGGTCGGATAAACGAAAATGAATCGGGGTTGGTGGCCGATGGATCGATCAGCGAAGGATGATGAACTGCTTGGCCAGCGCCTTCTCAGCGTCCAGATCGAGACCGGTCAGCAGCGTTTCAGCGACCTCGGCCAGCCGCACGACGGCGCGACCACGACGAACGATGTCCGACTCAGGAAGCGGCGCAAAAAGAATCGCTGTGGCGATCTCGCTGCCGTCTTCAGCGGCCGGGTCGTAAGGGGCGAACTCACCCGATGCGGTCACCAAGCCCAGCAGTTGGCCCGCATTCAGGGCCTCACTTGCTGCCACGTTGATCGACTCTCGCGAGATGTTTCCGGGACCTTCTGAGAGAAGGAATTCACCGGCATGGATAGGCTCCATTTTGATGGTCATGGACGTGCTCCTGTAGAGGTCGTTTTCTTGCCACCCTGCGCCGCCCTTCGGGCCGCATAGATGTCGTGGTGATCGGGTTGTTTGGCCTGGACCTTGGCCGGTGGATCGTCCTGCAGAGGCAGGCTGTTATCGATTTCAAAGCCCTTGCCGCTGCTGACCAGCTTCTCAAACAGACGCGCCTGCACGGCCTGCTTGTCCAGACCTGCGCTAACGAATTCGGCAGTAAGCTCCGGCAAGCGAGCCGCGACACACAGGTCGCGTACCCCCTTGGCCTGGGTGATGGCCGCCTGCACCGTTGCTTGGTCGGCAAGCTTGGTGGACGCAATCAATGGCTCGATCAGGTTGTTGATGCCCGCCGCGCCGCAGGCTTTCGTAATCATCAGCGCCAAGGCGGATGCATCAGCCGGTTCAGGATCAGTTGGTTCTGGTTCGGGCTCGGGCTCAACAGCGTTGAGCTGATCCAGCAAGGCCTTTGGCGTCTGGCGGAAACGCTGTATGGCAGCACCCTGCCCCAGGCAGGCTTTGACCTCTACTCCCGCCCCGATCTCGTCGGCCAGGCCAAGCGCCAGTGCTTCCGGCGCGGTGAGCCAGGTTTCAGCGTTCACCATGCGCCGCAACTCGACCTCGTCGATGTCCGGCGACTTGGCCTTGTACGCCGCGATGATGGCTTCCAGCGTCTGGTCCAGCACATCGGCGACCTTGCGCAGGTCCTCGGCATCACCGGCTGTGTAGGTCCACGGATTGTGGATCATCAACATGGCGTTGGACGCCATGACCATGCGGTGTGCGCCACACGCGGCAACACTCCCGGCACTTGCAGCCAACGCATCGATCCGCGCTGTGCAGCGCTCACCCAGCCGGTTCAGCGCATTGTGAATCGCCAGCCCGTCGAACAGGTCGCCACCGATGGTGTTGAACGCTGCCACGATGGGCGACACGCCGTCATCAATGGCTTTCAGGTCCTGAATGAACTGGTTGGCCGTGATGCCCCAGCCGCCGATCTCACCGTAGATGTAGATCTCGATGGTGGTCTGCTCGGCCTGGGTTTCAGCCTTGATGCGGTACCAGTTCTGATCTTCGACCGCCAAGGCAACCGGGGCCTTATTGAAAATGCGAAACGGCAACAGCGGTTTCATGGGTTCTCCTTCTCGTCGGGGTCCTCATCGAACGCCGACAAGGTGCTGTAGTTGAGGCCCAGTCCACGGGCACGAGCCGCATCGGCGGCGTTTTCTTCGTCCACGATCTCGGCATCGGTGCCGGTGCGCAGGCACATCTCACTGCGCGAGGCGAGCCCCGCGTTGATTTCCATCGTTCTCGATTGCACGTCCTGCACCGGGTGGATGTAGGACCAGCCTTGCGGTACCCAGCGCGTGCGCAAGTATTCGCGACGGCGTGCCGCGTAGTCGTCCAGTTGCAAAGCACCCGACAACACCGCCATGTCCATCCATGCCGCCCGGACGGGACGACACAGTTGATGGACATACACACTGAACTGCAGCTGCTCCAGACGCCGACGAAACTCGTTGAGCACCACCCGGATGGTGCGGTCGTTGACCTCACGCATGTCGCCGGTCATCAACTCATAGGGCAGCCCCGCACCGGCGGCTGCCGCCATCAGTTGCTGCCGCATAAAATCGGGGTAGTTGTTGCCACCATCGGGCGGTGTCGAGAATTCGACCTCCTCCCCCGGCAGCAGCTCCTGCATCGTGCCTGGCTCCAGCGCGACCATCGGCGTGAAGCCGTCGCCTCCGACCTTGATCGGCGCGCCCGTCAACGGGTCGAGCATGGGCGGACCGTCAGCAGAAGGCTTGCGGATGAAGCCCGCGAACAGGTTGGCTACCTCCTGACGAAACAGGACAGCATCGTCGAAGTTGTCCAGGCTGCGCAGTCTCTTGAGCACTGGTGCAAGCCGAGGAACACCGCGAAGCTGGCCGGGCTCCACCGGCTCAAAGATGTGCAGCATCTGGCTGGCCGGGATACGCACCAGCATGTTGTAACCGGCGTTGATAGAGGTCATGTCACTCGGGTGTGAGCGATAACACCAGTAGGCCACCCGCTTGCCGAATCCGTTGAATTCGATTCCAGCGCGGATAACGTTGCCGGTGCTGGTCACCTCAAACTTGTCATGCGGAACGAACTCGGGTGCCAGGCATTGCAACTGCAAGGGCACCGCTAAGCCGTCATCCATCCGCCTGGGTCGTAACCGGACGAAGCATTCGCCCGACTGCTCGACCGTCCGAGCGATCAAGGCTTGCTGGCCGTAGAAGTCGGTCAACTGATCGGCATCGGACTCGTCCACCCAGTCCTCCCACGTCTCCTGAAAGATACGGCGCAATTCCTTGTCCGCGATCCTGGGCTGCGGGGTGATGCCGGTGCCGATCAGGTTGCTGACCCTGCGATCAATGGCATTGGCCGCATACGGATCGTTGCGCACCGCTGCTCTGGAGCGTGAGCGCAAGTTGCGCAGCGCAGGCATGATCAGGCTGTTGACGCCGGTATCAGGTGCGTCCCAAGTGGCAGATCGGCGACCGTCGGCAGCGCCTTCATAGCTGGCTTTGATGCGCTCCGGCACCAGAAAGCCTGAGCGTGAGAGCGTAGGGTAACGAGTGCTCACAGGCCTTTGCCCCCGTGGTATAGGCGGACAACCCGCGAGCGAGGACCGGCAGCGTTGGTCAGGCTGGTGCGAATCAGATCGCGAGCCTGGATCAGCTCATCAACCGAGCGGTATTCGACCGTCCGATCTGCGTAACGCACGATCTTTTCGCCACGCCCTATCGCTGCCTCGACGGCATCAAGGTGCTTCTGGGTATAAGCCATATCAACGTCTCTTCAGATAGCCGCTGGTGGAAGCACGGCGTTGCGTGGGTTGCTGGAGTTGCGGGGTCGGACGATCTGGCGCTTGAACCGCAGCGGCCACAGGCTGGGGTCGAGGTTCCGGCCTCGGCTCGGGTTTTGGCTCGACACTTACACGCTCGGCCACAGGAGCCTTTGCATGACCGGTGTCGTCGAACAGACCGGCTTGAGCCAAGGCATTTTTGAGCCTGGCCCAGTCGTGTTCCCCGTATCGATGCAGCCCCAGGTAATGCGCCATCGCGAGGCTGTACACCAGCAGGTCCAACGCTTCGTTGCGTTCAGCCTTGCCCTTCACCCACTCGATGCGCTTGAAGCCTTTGACGTAGCGAGTAACCTTGCGCTCGGCCACGCATTGGGCGAAGAAGTCATCGGGTAAATCCCTTGGAAAGTGCAGCGCTCCCGGCCCGCTTTCCAAGTGGTAGCGGTTGTAGATCCAGTCCTTTGCCGTGTCGGTACCGACCATCCACAGCTCAGCACCGTTGCGCTCGGTCTGTCCTTTCCACGTCACGTCAACCAGTGAGGGCCGTTGAGCAATAACCGGCTTGCCAGGTTTGCTTGCGCCTTTGATGGCGAAGACATTGCGCCAACGTCGAACGCGGCAGAACTGATACACCTCGTGAGTGTGGTGCCCACCCGAATCGACGGCTGTTGCCAGGATTGCCAGGCTCACACCACACGGGTGGCGGTAGCGCTCTTTGAGCTTTTCATCCAGCACCTGCCAGGTGCGATCATCAGCGGGATCGCCCATGATCACTTGAAAGTCGACGATCCAGCGCTCCATACCTTCGCCGATACCCACGACCATCATTTCAAGACGATTAGCCTGCACGTCGACTGATGACACGAGCGAAAGCACACCAGCAGGCATGGTGCCCAGCACGTAGTTTTCCAGCAGCGCTCGGGCTTGCAGCACATCAGCTTTGGTTTGCTCTTGTGCGCTGTCCCAGACCTTGGCGAGACGAGTGTTGTAAAACACCTGCATCGGCTCAAGGTCGCCGCGATTCTGAGCCTTTTTGGCCTTTTCATATTGCTTGGCAAGTGATGACCAGTCCTGCCACCCCAGCGGGGCATACAAAGCGTTGAGGTGGAAACCCACCGTCTCACCATCGCCCTGGGCATGTGCGCGCCATTCGCCACGGGCGAGCATGTCACCCTTGTGAAACTCCTCGATCAGGACGTCGCAGTCCGGACCAGCGCACTGGTAATGCACGGTGCTGAAGTCCGGCGAGTACAGCAGGCGCTCCCACTCCAGCGTCTGCATATGCCCACACGTTGGGCATGGCACGTAGTAGTAACGCTGGTCGCTGGTCGAGAACAGGTCATCAATCCGCGATGCACCCTTGATGGTCGGAGAGCTGGAGAAGTAAAACTTGGCGTTGCGGCCGAAGGTACTGCCCCGCGTTTCAGCCAGCTCTATCGGGTCACCCTCATCATCAACGTCCACGTCCCAGCGGTCTACTTCATCGCCGTAGACAAATCGCGCCGACAGTTCGGCAAGGTTGGCCGCAGAACCGGCTGTTGTGGCGAAAAGAGCTCCACCTTCGAACTCTTTGGTATCCATCGTGTTGCGGGCATCCCGCGAACGCGGCGAAGCCACACGCTCGCGCAGAACTGGCGTTGCATTGATGGTCTTGCTAATCCGCGCGGACACCCGCTTGGCCAAGCCAAGGCTGGGCAACAAGGTGAGGATGTTCGACGGTGACATGTGGATCAATGCCCCGATCCAGTTGAGTGCTATCTGCGTCTTCATCAACTGCGAGGCCACCATGGTGACCACCCGCTTGCAGGGGTGACCAGGCGACAAACAACGCATCGGCTCTCGGGCGTAAGGGGTACGCGCCGTGCGGTATTTACCCGGTTCGGCAGCACCTGTATCTCGCGGAATACGCATGTGCTCGTCAGCCCACTCATCTACCCACAGTTCCGGGTCAGGCTTAAGTCCGCGCATATACGCGTCATGGTGAACTTTCACACCATCGGCGTATGGAAAATGCATATGAGCGCTCTAAGAGTGAATAGCGTTGTCAAAGTCCGCAGCTGTCATCGACGCCGCGTCATCAAGAACACGTCGCAACGAAGCAACTAGGTATTTTTCAATCTCCCAAGGGTCTGACATTCCAGACAGTTCGGGAGCAATCTGAGTGGGCAAAGACAAAATCAGGTCACGGAGCATACGACCGGCTGCAAAAGCAGCAGCGTCTACTACCGCTACTTCAACGAGAGACTTGTTCGTTTCAAGAAGAGTGGTTTCAGCGAGCCTCGCTTGGGCCAATGCCAAACGTGCTTTTGATTGCTGGTAGCCAACAACCATTGACGGCGACTCTGGCGGGTTAACCGGTTCGATAACATGCGAAATAGGACTGGGTTGAGCAGACGTACTCGCTGGCCGCCTTGAAGGGTCGCTGGTAATACCCAAAAACTGTTCGGTGGCATCGACATCAACTAACCCATCAGCGGTCTCAATCAGTCTTCCGTTTTGAGCAAGCTTGCCCACGTACTGTCGAGACCAGCCTTTGCTTTTTGCATAAGCAGTACGTGAGAGAAATGTCATGTAAACCTCTGTCAACTAAAGCGCTGTCAACTGTCAACCACTGTCAACCAACGTGGGAAAACTGTCCGCTAACAGACTTCCGCGAGTCCGCAGCCCCGTATGCCCCGAATACCCCCAGGGTCCCCCCTCTCTCTGGGCGCACCAAAACAGGTCATTCGACCCGAAACGCCGAGATCACGAGCCAAGGTGCGGGTGGCCGTGGGTAGGTCCATGACCTACTTGCTCTGGCTGCGCAGGATCTGGGCGTCGACCTGATCGGCACAGGTGTCGAGCAGCTTGATGGCCTGATCCTTCAGCTCCCAGACGTCGCCGTTCGAACGAAGGTCAGTCTCATCGGCGTTGATGCGTTCACAAGGAATCAGCTCAGGGGGTTCGATTCGAACCGCTGACGTTTTTGTGACCACCACCGGCTTTGCCGCGCAGGCCGTCAGGCAAAGGCTGAGAAGCCCAATCACGAACGGGCTTGCTGTTGCGCTTGAGGTCTTCAAATTCTTTCCTCGCCTGTTTGGCTTTGTTTTCGCTGGCCTTGATCCGTTGATTCAAGTCCTTCAGATAGGCAGCGTTACGTTGGGCCTCGGCGCGCAACGTGGTGATGGTGGCCTCGCTTTCGAGATTGGCGTCGAGTGCTTTCTTCTTGGCCGTTGCTTCCACTTCCACCTCGCCGCGCAACGCGACGACCCGGTACTGCTGAATGCCGACGAGCAGTACACCCACCAGCGCGATGATGATTGCAGCGGCGATAGCCTTCATAGGGAATCCACCTTCCGGCCTATGAAACGGGCCACCAATTCGCGAATGGCCGTAACGCCAAGAAAGCCAATCGTTCCACCTGCAGCTACCGATAAGCTCGGCGGCCAAGTCATCCACTCAATCAGGCTGGACGCGACCAGACTCAACGACCCGCAGATCAGCGCTTCGAATAAGATCCGGCGCTTACTGGTTTCTTTGGCGTCGTAGAGGATGCGCAATAGAGAAACGACGATGGCCATGATCATGCCCTGCCACAGTGGATTTGAAATGGCCGCCACGATCCTGGCCCACGTATCTGGTTTGTCGGGCATGGTGCGCATCCGGTTACCCCCTTAGGGGTGAGCTGAAAAACAAAAAACCCGGCGCATTGGCCGGGTTTGATTGTTAGTGCGTGAGCCGCTATGCGGTCGCACCTATCGAAGATGACTACTTTTTACAGGTGGATTCCGGTGGCAGCAAGCCAGTATTAATGCCACCGACGAATATGTAGGCAACACAGCATCAACGCCCCGGCAATGTAGACGAATACCCTCAATCGGCCATTCGCTTTTTTGTACATGTCCCACTGTCCCACTAGCCCAAAGACATGTGGGACGCTTGAACGCCCCGAAAACAAAGCGTTGTCCCACTGTCCTACCTTTATTGTTATTTCTCCGTGTAAAGAGAGAATATTTAAACGCACGCTGACGCGCGCGTAGCGCGTGATAGTGCCCGCTACGCTACATGTGAGAATGCTGGTTAAAAGTGGGACAGTGGGACGGAGCAACGCAGACGGGGCTGTAACCCGTCCCACCATGTAGATAGGCAGTGGGACGAGGTAGGACAAGCGGGAAATGGCGAGAGCCCTCAAGCAGCCTTACCCCATAGCAGCCCTTGAATGCTCAGGTGTGCTTGATGCAGCCGGTCGTAGTAGGTCTGCCGACTGCAACCGCAGTGGGTTATTTTTTGATGCAGGAAACTGTCGCTGTTGCAGTAATGCTCACGCACGACCAACGCAAGCTCGGGTGCCAGGTGCTTGTTGACGATCAGCTCGATGTCGGCAGACTCATCCAGCAGCACTCGGCTGCCCCGCGTGCCGCGTATCAGCTCGCCCTTGTACTCCATCAACATGGCGATCATGTTCCCACCCGAAGTGGTTCCATCATGCGAAGGCGAATGTAGGTCTTCAGCCCATAATTTCAACATCGCATCAATTCGTTTAATCATCGAAACAAGGCTCATCAAACTTCTCGACAACCAGATCTGACGTCCGGCCCCAGTTCGCGGGCTTTTTGTATACCCACTGTCGCAAACCGCTCTTCGACAGCACCGATGATCGCGCCCGCTTCCACCCTAGGCGGTGCATGATTGCACCGACGCGCATCTGCTCTGGCTTGCCCCAATGTCCCGCATCCAGCTTCAATGCGGTGCCCAACAACTCATTGCCACTAGTGGTTTCACCGATCTGCGACTCTTCCAGCCAGTTCAGAATCAGCCCTTCCCACTCGTCGACCACGAAGCGCTCGTCCTGTGCCTCGGCGAACATGGAGGACTCGTCACGATTGACCCACCAGATCTCGCCTGCCTGGAAGCAAAACATCGCCTCAGCCCATAACTGATCACGCATTTCACGCAGCTGCTCAAGTTCGACCTTCGTACACGCAACAGGCCAGTAGCGTCGGTTGCCGGTCGCGTCCTTCAGGTATTCTTCTTGGTTGGTCGTACCCACGAAAACACACTGGCGTGGCACGTCGTTTGTTCTCCGGCCATAGCTTTCCCGGTAGGTGTCTGTCGAAGCAGAAAAGAACTGCTTGGCCTTGGTACTCTCGGCCTTGTTGAAGCTGTCCAGCTCACCCAGCTCGACAATCCACTTGCCACGAATGGCCTGAAAGCCATCCTTGTCGCCGAGCGCAAATGGGGTGTCCATGAACCAGTCGCCCCCGAGGATGCTCATGGCAGTTGATTTACCAGCGCCTTGTGCGCCTTCAAGAATCAACACCGAGTCAGCCTTACAACCAGGCCGCATCACCCTTGCGACCGCCGAGATCATCCACCGCTTGCCGACCTTTTTGACGTACTCAGAGGGTTCGACACCCATGACGTCGATGAGCCATTGTTCCAGTCGCGGTACTTGATCCCACTCAAGCTTCTGCAGGTACTCACGCACTGGGTGGAATGCATGGTCGTGAGCAACGATGCTCACCGCCTCGATGACGCTGGAAGCTTTGACCCGAAGGTTGTAGACCTGAGCAAGCCACTTCATGACCCTCATATCATCGATATCAGCCCAGTCGCCAGTCCCACCGCCGTAGGGCGCGGCCCGCAACTTGACGATCTTGGAGCTGAATGCGCTGAAGCTGATGACCCCAGCCCAGCGCTCGTCGTTGCCGAGTATCAGTTCGATATTCTGCATATGGGCAATGAGCGCCCCGTTCTCACTGCGTGCCAATTGGTCTTTCCAACCACCTGCTGCCGGGGGCCTGACGACCGCTAACACCTGGCGGCGGACGGCCTCTAAACCCTCGGCGACATGCAGATCATTGAAGTCAGTCCATTTATCATGACGCTCAACCGAGAAGATAGGCGCAACGACCTGACCACCAACGATTAGGGCGGCGTTGGTAGCCTTTTCCTCGCCTGGGTTCCAAAGCTGCCCATTCGGGCGTTTGGTCTTCCAGTCATCATCGCGGCAGATGATGATCGGTCGGCCAGGGAGACGGTCACGCATCAGCTTCGCGACCGCGAGGAGGTTGCCTGCATCAAAAGCAATGGCGACTCCGAATGAAGTCGCCATGTGCAGGCTAGCGCCGGTGGCGTATCCCTCACAGATCAGTAACGGCTCACCCGGCTCAGGCTCAGGGCCGATCAAATGAAACGCCCCCTCCTTTGACATGCCATAGGGCCAGTAGGATTTGTCGCGCCCGGTATCCTGTTGCTTTTCCGGGTAGATCACTTGCAGGCCGACCATCTGATCGCGGGCGTTGCTCATCGGGACCAGTACAGCACCTGATCGTGGCGAGTAACGTACACGAAACCCCACGATCTGCTTGCGATCCAGATAGGCGCTTTTGCCCTTATCAGGCATGCGTTCAAACATGCCCGCCGCCCGACTGGCCGCACGACGTGCAGCATTGGCGGCGACCTCAGCTGCGCGGCGCTTTGCGTCCTCCTGACGAGCGCGCATGACCTCACGCTCTTCAGGCGACATTCGGCCCGCTTTCACCTTGATCTTTTGCGACTCACCCGAACGCCAGTCGCCAAAACTGCCGAAGATCAGCGACTCGTTCTTTTCGGTCCAATGCTCGTGAATGACGTACCAACCGTTCTTTTCCTTTCCCTTGTCCTGGGATGTCTTGCAACGGGTCAACTTGCCAAACACCAACGGTTGAGCAGGCTCTAGGCCGTAGTCTGAGAATTGCCCAAGCACCTCATCGAGCATGACGGGCCTCACGCAATTCCAGCAGGGATTGGCAGGTCAGGCATTGCGTGCAACCGGGCAAGGCAATACGTCGTGCATCGGGAATAGCCTCTTCACAGGTTTCGCAAAAAAGAAACGAGTGAAGCGTGAGTAAAGGTTTGGCTGCACGCCTAGCCGCGAGGGCTTGGTCTATGCGCTCTTGCACCAGGTCATTAGCGAAGTCGGCAATGTCAGCCATGATCAGCACCCCGCGTCGTCTGATTGACGTAGGAGGCACGGTTGAACAACCCGAGCAGGCCCTGAATGCCGCGAAACACCTGCAGGCGTATCTCAGCCAGTTCCTGATCGCTCACGACACCATCGCCGATGCTCTTCGCCCACGTCTCGGCAAGATTGGCGACCTGATGGAAGTACTCTGCTATGCCGGTGGTCAACGTCTCCGGCATGTCGTTGGTATAAGCCTCTGCCAACTCCTGCCAAGTCGTATCACCGACCAAGGCATGCACTGCGTCCAAAATACGGCGGTCCTTGGTCAGCTCCAGGATCTCGCCGAACTCCTGAATGTTGACTGTGTGGCTCGGGTGAGTCGGTGAAAGCTTGTGTTGCAGGGTGGTGGGGTTTCTGCCGGTGGTGACGGCAATTGCAGCAGCGCCGCCAGGGTAGTCCCTTGCAGCATGGTAAAGCGCCAGATCGAGCGGCAGGATCTCCCGCTGCGCCCGTTCAACACAACTCAGAGCAATTCGGCTCATGGCATTAATCCTTGAAAGTTGCCAGTGCCCCGCAGCATGTAGTGGTGATACATTTGCTGCGTGGCTTGAAAGGGTTCACACGCCGGTCTTACCGGCACTGTGCCGAGGCAAACGATCCGTCGTTCACCTCTGGCGCAATAGCTGCCCGCTCTGTGGTGGAATAGGCAGCACTCAAGGCATCCTTGCCTTGAAAAAACGCGATGAAGACCGACGGATTGCATGTGGTGTGCCCGTCAACCTTAATCGCGGCCCGGCTCCGCTGTGGTGGCGCGTGCCGGGGGAAACTGGGCGACCCTTGGGTCGCCTTTTTTCTTAGGCGACGCTTTTGTGAGGAGCTGCTGCCTCAAGTAACCAAGCCTCTTCAAAAGGATTTCCGGCTTGTCTAGCTGCGTTTGCGAGCAGCTCTGCGTAATTGGTCTCGGCGGTGTAGTCAGTACGCGGTAGGCATCCCGCAAGCCGCCATTTGTTCAGCGCCTGACTGCTACGGCCACAGATCCGCGCTGCAGCCCCGAGGCCCCCGGCCGCTTCAAAAGCATAAGCAATCGCATTGGGATAATTTTCGGGGTCAAGCATCTCGAGCTCCAAAATATCAACTTAAGGTTGAGAATAAACATCAACTGACTTTTGTGCAACCCTCATGAGAGCATCAACCTATGGTTGATAGAAACGAAATTAGGGCTGCATTCAGCTCTCGACTTCACGAGGCCTTAGACGACGCTGATGTGAGGCGCCACGGACGAGGTGTGGACGTCCATAAATTCTTAAAAAATCTAGGAGTGCATAAAACAACACAAGCTGTCAGCAAATGGCTGAATGCCGAGGCTGTACCCGAAGCGGACAGCATCGCAGCTCTTTCCACTTGGCTCAACGTACGGCGCGAGTGGCTGGAGTACGGGGTTTTACCAAAAAATCGCGAGGTCACCTCACCTACTCAGCCTCCGGCAGTCACAAGTAATGTAGGCGAAGTTCAGAATCGCTTTGGTAAAGTGCCATTGATCTCATGGGTTCAAGCGGGATCTTGGTGTGAACCCATGAATTTCGAGGTCTATGAAGGGGAGAACTGGCTATCCTGCCCAGTGCCGATAAGTAAAAACGGATTCGCGTTAGAGGTCCGTGGAGACTCTATGACCAATCCTGGGCCAGGTAGGAGCTATCCCGCTGGATGCATAATTTTTGTAGACCCGGATGTAGAGGTTCGAACAGGCGATCGAGTAATCGCAAGAGTACCTCGAACCAACGAAGTTACATTTAAGGTTTTAGTTGAAGACGCTGGCCGCCAATTTTTGAGACCAATAAACCCTCAGTATCCAATAATTGACATCACTGAGGAGACTCACATATGCGGCAAGGTTGTAGGCTCTTTCATACCTGAGTAAGATCGTTAGAACTCATGAACTCAAAAGCTCCTCTGCACGAAATACTGAGACGAGATTAACTTCTGAGAAAGAGAGAGAGGCCTCCTGCCTTTTCGTAAGACGTACGCCATGTTCAAGGATAATAACGAGATGTATCCACGCAGTTCTACGAGTAATCAGTTTGTAATTCACAACCTTTTCAGAAAGACGGATATCTAGAATTCTGGCAAATCTCATAAAGTTTACGTTGGACGAAATATATTTAACTTCATAAACGATGTCGATCCGAGTCTTTCGCCTAATCACTCCATCAAATTCGACCGAAGCAGTCTCATTGTAATACCTTACCCCTCTTTCTATAGCTTCGCCTTCTTTCAGCTCAAGACGGTTCAAAGCCAGGGCCTCTAGATAATACACTCGATTAAGATCTACTTTCGCCATGCGCGAAGGCAGCGGGTTATCGAATCCCACTTGAGTGCCTTTTGCACTCTCTTGAAGTGGTTGCGGCGGCTCCTCTGACGTTTGATCTGGCTTATAGTGTGGAACTGAAGAAGTTGAGTTAGTTGGTGCATCGCCAGTTGTTACAGTATCTTCAGAGCTACAATCTGAATTCTCGCGTCCGCTCAGATCGTCATCAGCAGGAGATAGTTTAGTAGAACTCGACATAGGATCCGGTTCAGTCTCAGCAACAGCTGCGGTCTCCTCGACGTCGTGTGCTAAGTTTGACATTCTTGATTGCTTGGGCAGCACCGACTTCTGATAATCGAAAAACTCTTTGTTACCTCTAATAATAGCAGCAAGATTTTGTAGAAAATCTAATTCAGTAACTGCAGTAGCAATTACAAATATTGCCGCAAAATAAGTTGTTACGTTGTTTGAAAAAATGGCAAGTGCTGTAACACAAAATATTGCTAAGAGCCTCAAAGCGTGGGCTCTTATACTAGATTTCATCGAGCAGATGCCTGAAATCGCTGCAATTGATAACAAGCTTGCAGCAACCACTTCTAAAAAGTTATTAGGCATATAATCTTCCATGACATTCCTCAGGCGACCTTGAATATCTGCATAGGGTTAAGGCGATAGTCACTTATAGCAGCAAAATGACATTACGCAAATTATCAACCAGCAGTTGACATTTATGCATTGATCGGTTGATATTTGCCTCACTCTTCCACCACAGAGCGAGGCAACAAAATGCACACCTTAGCAACGCTGCATCTGCATCCGAAGGTCACCGACCCGTTACGCGTCTTCGAAGTTCGTCATCTGGCCACCAAGAGTGGCTGTGCGTTTGTAACCACTAAGCCAAAGTCGAAAACCACAAAAAAACCGTTCCCCTTCGATCCAAACGACGGAGGGCAGGCAGCATGAGCAAGTACAAACTCGACGCCAACACACTGGCTTTACTCAAAGCGCAGGCCAAGCTGACCGAGACTTTCAACCACACCATTCGCTCTGCAAAGAACGGTGCCCTGTCCTTTCGGCTCAAGGTTGAACACACCTCGGCAGAAACAGTGTTCGGGATCGAGATAGGCAACCAACGCCACTCCCTGACGCTGCCAAACACCCCGACAATGCACCTTCAGCTTGCAGCTTTCATCGAAGAGATAGCCAACGGCTCGCTCGATTTAGGCACATCCACAGCAAAGCATATCGATGGGAGATACAGCGTTCTCAACGAGCAACTGAGTCTGCAAGTTTTCGATCTGGTACGCCGGGGCGGCATGCTGAGCCTAGACGTTGGCCTTGAACAGCCGATTCATGTCTCGATTCATCGCAACAGAACCCGAACAGCAGCAACAACCCTTATGACTATCGGAGTCAGGCAGCCCCGGACCAAGTGCTTCACGCTGTCCGGACCAGATGCTGAAATCCATGAAAAGGTTGTCGAGTCCATCAATCTCCTGGCCAGCATTGCGACTCCCGCAATGCTGGTGGCTTAGGAGGAGACATGGAACGCACCTTGGCTCAGACCGCAAAACAACTTGGCATCAGCAGACCCAAGCTCATCGCCCTGATGAGGGAAAAGGCACTGCTCAATGAACGAAACCTTCCCGCCTATCCCACGCGGGATCGCGAGTACATGCGTGTCAAGGACAGCAGTTGGTTCCATAACCAGTTGGGCATGCAGTACAGCCAGTCAACCAGGATAAAGCAGCTCGGCATACGCTGGCTCGCCGAACAACTGGGGCTGGCCGCGCCTGAAATACCGGCCGACAAACGTGACGTGGCCTAGGGAATACGCTCGCCAGATCGTCGCGCTTCACACGCGGGAGGAACGCAATGCAGCGCTGCTTGAGGTTCCTGAACATCTGCGCGAGCTCACCAAGCGGCACTGCCTGAACAGCTGGAACCACCCAAAGCGGAGAAAACCGAATGAACCAAGAAGCGATTGACCGACTGCTGATCGACTTGCTGCGCATTCCGCCAGAACAGCGCACTCAGGACGAGGTTGCCACTGTCGTTGCTGGCATTAACCGAGCCGCACTTCTCGACGCTGTTGTGGAAGGGCCATTGCAGCAGGAGCAAATCAAGTTACTGGCCATCACGGAGTTTTTGGCTAGCGAACTTCAAATGGTCGAGGCCCACGTCTCGCTTGAACTAAGTTCCACTTCTCGATACCGGACTCCCCTCACCCTCACCATGCGTCGACGTGATGCAGGCTACGTGTTTGGGCGCGGAGAGACCGCGCAAGAAGCCCTCATGGACATACACGACTACCTTCCTCAACCAACAGAGGCTGTCGTATGAAGGACCACAGTCAGAATCCGCTACGTCTGATGCCGGCACCGGAAGCGGCGACCGTTGAACTGTTGTATCGGACCTTCGGAGATGTGCTCATCCCCCTAGACAAGCTGCGCGAGCAGTACTTCCGAAACCTCAACGAACGGTCGTTTGTTGCTGAGATTGAGAACGGGCGAATCCCTCTCCCGATCACTACCTTGGACACAAGCCGCAAAGCACCGAAGTTCGCGCACATTCGGCATGTCGCAGCTTTGATCGACATCCGGGCCTACAAGGCCGATGAAGAGATGGGCAATTCGCAAACTGAATCAGACTCACTGACATAACCAAACGGCTGCCACCACCAGCCGAGCAACCTCACCAGGAGCACACCACATGACTACGCTTCAAATCTGCGCGCTGATCGGACTCATCATTTCAGCCGGCCTGCTTTTATGGTTTGGCTACATGTTGGGCCGCAGCGACGGCATCAAAGTTGGCATCACGACCGGCGAGCAAGCACCCCGCGAACAAGACGTCGTGGCGATAAATGAGCTTCAAGCATCACTCAGGCTGATCCGCACTGATCATGAGCAGTTGGCACGACACTGCCAAAGGCTTCAGAAAGGCATGGCGTTTGGCGCTCAGGAAAGAGACGTGCTGATCGATATTGGGGAGAAACTGAGAATTGCTGCAGAGACTTTCAGCGCGTTTCGCACCGGTAAAAAGCTTGAGCGTGACTGCCTAGCGCTCCGACAGCAAGCGTTGCACATGGCTGAAGCGCTCGGCGTGTCAGGCCAGCAGGTGAACGCAGCATGAATCGATCAACCCCCCTGCTGCGGCTCAGCCCGCAAGCTGCTGGCGACCTGCACCAGCAGCACATTAAAGCGCTTGCCGAACTCCGTGCTACGACCCGCTTCAACAAAGAGCTGAACAATCGACTGAGGTCGATGATTGGCCCTAACGCTTTACGCACTTTGCGGAAGGACGTTGAAAACGCGCTGCTACTGGCTGATCTGGTCGAAGAGAATAATCAGGCGCACGTGCTTTACGTTGTCTGCGCAAAACCACAAGCGTCTGATGAATCAATTCGCAACCAAGCATCGGAGGAAAGCGGCGGTGATCGCTTACAGGCTGACCACCAGGCTCAAGCCGCTTTGATCCGCAACAGCAGCTGGAGCCCCACACAAAAAACAAACAGCCTCTGCTGCACAGCAGCAGGCATTACTGCTCTGCCCAGCAGCACCACCGAAGCGACTGTACCCCACGAAAAGCTGCGCGAGGCAGCCACTCATGATGCAACGCTAATCGCTCAGAATCGCCCGCCCGCGCAGCCTTTGGTGGGGGGTAAGACCCTGTCGCAGATCTGTGGCAGACCGCTCCAGCCTGAATGTCCCGTGAAAGAGCTGTACCGCTTTTCCAACGATCATGAACCAAGACTTTCAGACATTGGGCTGAGGTGCACGAAGTACGGCCTGCAGGCCAGCGCGACGGTCGCGACTGAGGTGAAGCCATGAGCCGCACGGGAGCGCGTGACAAAGCGCGCAGGCAACTTACCGAAACCATCGCAGTGTTGAGCGACAGCGTGGCCCTGCTCGGTAAGTCACGCACACTGGTCGGGAATTTCGGAACTCCAGAAGCCACTCAATACCTTGCAGATTTGGATGCCTTTTGTGCCCGTCTCTTTCCTGGCCAAGTACACCAACACCCCGATAATTTGGCCGTCGACAACTTCGCTGCAGCCATGAAAACAAAGCTAGCCGAAGCTCGCGCTAAAGGTCGTAGTGGATGGAGTGAAACCAGGGTGCAGGATAGAACGCTGGCAGAGATGTTGGTCGGGCATATTCCCAAGGGAAACCCTGGCAACTTCGAGGACATCGCCAACTTTGCGATGATGCTTCATCAGCGCGATGCCCACCCTCAGGAACTGACATTCGCCTACAACGCGATGCTCAGCACAATTCCAACCAGACGCGTTCAGAGCGGGCCCAGTAATATGACCACGCCCATCATAGTGATGGCTAAAGAGCGCCCCATACTATTCAACGGGCTGATGACGCAAGCATTACTGGCAGGCCAGAAGACAGTAACGCGCCGGCTGGTGGAAAAGCCTCCCCGTACTCCATACACGGAGCTTGCCGAAGGACGTGGAGCGCAAACGGCAGATGTACGCACGGCTGATTGCCCTTACGGCCAGGAAGGTGACCGGCTTTGGGTGCGCGAGACATGGATACCCTGCCCCGACGCCGGACATGAGTCCTGGAGTAAGCAAACCTTTAGTTACTCCGCGTGGGTGAGGACAGGCAAAAAAATCTGCGACGTTCCAGCAGCCCTTCGCAAACCGAGGCACTGCATCTACCGGATAGATGCAGCTGGTGACTCCTACGGTTTTAAATGGCGGCCCAGCATCCACATGCCCCGCTGGGCGTCCCGGATTCTGTTGGAAATAACAGATGTACGCATCGAACGGCTGCAAGACATCACGCAAGAGCAGGCCATTGCCGAGGGCGTATTGAGCTGCCGCGACCATCTGGACCCAGATGGCATCGGTTACTCGGCAAAGGAGCTGTTCTCGATCCTATGGGTCTCGCTTAACGGGCACGAGAACTGGGACGCCAACCCGTGGGTTTGGGTAGTTGAGTTCAAACAGGTGAAGCCATGAACACCCTATTTCTGCTGATGGCTCAGTATGACGGGCGAGCTGTGATCCCCTTAAACGAAGTATGTTTAGATTACATGCACTTAACAGTCGAAAAATTCAAACGTAAAAGGCTTGACGGCGAGATAGATATTCCCGTTGTACGCCTTGGAGCTGACAGCCAAAAGGCGGCTCTCGGCATCCACATAAAGGACTTGGCTGACTATATTGATCGACAGCGGGAAAAAGCAGCGAAGGAGCAAAATCAGCTCATGGGGCGAGTCGCATGAGCTAACGTGGCTCGTCAAAATTTCGAGCCACTCACTTCGATGATTTTCATGCGTCGACTCGCTTCAGGCCGTGCATTCGTGATCAATCGCCAGCGCGAAGCAATCGCTCTGTGTGATGCTGATACGGAGGCGCTTTAGCGCTCGACGCTTGAGGATCATGATCTACTCAATTTTAGATGGCCATCTGTGTTCGCTTTCAGATAGGCTACGCGCTATTCGCGTTATTGGAACTGAAATGTCTACCGCCACATCCTTCGTGACACCCCTACGCTATCCCGGCGGCAAAGGCCGTTTAGGGGCCTGGCTTGCTGAACTCCTAGGCCACAATGGTCTGTACCGCGGACTCTACGTCGAACCCTATGCAGGAGGAGCCGGCGCTGCCATGTATCTGCTCATCAATGAACATGTTGAGCGTATAGCTATCAATGACCTTGATCCGGTAATTCACGCCTTCTGGTGGGCGGTCCTTAACGACACTGATCGATTTATTGAGATGATCAGGGAGACCCCTGTCACGATGGACACGTGGTATTCTCAGCGAGAGCTTGTAAATGATGCCTGTAACGCTGACAGAACAATGCTGGGCTTCGCGACGTTTTTCCTTAATAGGACAAACCGTTCAGGCATGATAAAAGGTGGAGTCATTGGGGGCATTAAACAAACAGGTAAATATTTGATTGATGCTCGATTCAATAAAGAAAAATTGATTACGCGCATCATTAACATCGCCAAATTTGGAGATCGCATCCAGCTTTTTAACACTGATGCGATGGAGTTACTAAAACATCCCGACCTTGAGATTGGCAGAAAATCATTGATTTACCTTGACCCACCTTACTATGTAAAGGGTAGTCAACTATATCGCAATCACTACCTGCCTGATGACCATAAAAAAATAGCAGATATCGTTATGCAAATCGACACACCCTGGCTCGTAACCTATGATAATTGCAGCGAAATCAAAGCATTGTACAACGAAGCAAAAGGGGTCGAGTTCTCTCTTCACTACTCAACCCATATGCTAAGACCTAAGACAACCGAAGCCATGTTCTACGGCAACGTAGAACTACACACAAACCCTACCCTCAAGCGATAATTTACCAACATTCAATAATAAAATATTTCAACTCACTCCACATTGAGTTCAAGGTCTCCCCATTGGGGAAATGGGCAACAGAGTGAAGATATTTCTGAAGAGTACTGATATTCAGCATTCCTCCATCTTCCACACAGTGCCGCAAGACAACGTCCAAATGATCCTGACTAAGCTTACCCTGTGCCTGCATATGCCTAGCCGAACATTTTACTTTATCCCGTAAAGGAGTATTGTGCTCCACTTTGCGCATGACACCAGAATTATTTGATAGATAGTTGTCCGAGCTAAGCTCCAAAAGAGCCCTTAGCAAAAAGGACACTGATATCGGAGTTCCTTTGCTGCCTGAGTGCTTAAGAGTTGCTAGCTCGCGCAGTATATCGTGCACTTTGGTTTCGCTGCCAGGTACATCAAGACCATGAGTTGTCAAAGCGAAAAGCCGGTCCCTGGTGCCTGAGCGTGGCTTTGCAGGACGCCCTTTCGTCGAGGGATTGCTACCCGCATCGGGGTTATTGGGTGAAACAGTATCAACTTCAGCGCCGCCTTCACTTGAAGGGTCAACCGATATCGGCTTAGGGGATTGCTCTTCATAGTCCCCCCATGCACCAGCTGCCTTCCATTTCTCTACGAGGCCTACGCGCTGGCCCACACTTTTTAGTTCAGTGACTGATGCTTTGCCATTAGCCATGGCTATTAACATAGTTGCTACTGCACGATCAAAGTATTCCTCATCGGAGATACGAAACACCTCTCCCTTGGAAACGTGGCATCCAAGCTCTTTACGTACAGCAGGAGTACTAAGCATGCGATGTAACGTCGTGACTGCTATCAGGTCGCATTGGGTCTGGGTAATGAGACCTTTTGAGAGCGCGTACAAAAGAAGGTTAATTGCTGACCGGTTTGTGCTTCTACTTCCCAGCCTAGCGAGAAAACTATCGTACTCTTTTGCCCCCCACGAAGCCACCCCTATACCGCCGTGCTCTCCTCCGTGGCGCAATTGAATCCAATAAGAAGCATCAGAAAAGTCTTTCAACACTGCGAATTCCACACGCAAAGGGATTGGCTCAACAGCTTTCTTTTTCAACTGCTCATATTGCTTACGCAGCTTCAAGTCAGGACAAAGCTTAGGATTATTTAAAAACTTTAGCGCTGCGACGCGCCGATTACCTTCAACAACAACCCAATCTTCTTTATCTGTATCTTTTGATGGCACCACCCCCATAACATCAAAAGGACTTAGGCCTTTAGCAGATATATCCGCAGCCAACTTAAGTACCTTTTGAGCAACACTACCGGATGTCATCCACTTGTAAATATCGCGCTGGGATTGCTTTTCTCCATGCCTGGCGTTTTCGTAATCTAGTAAAATGCTATTGAGAGAAATATTTTTTGTAATACTCATACATTCACCCGCACTTTATCGGCATTAGACACATAATTGATATCAATATTCCGATCAGACTTATGTGCCAAGGTTTGCATACCGACCAAGTGCCGGCCTGCAGGATCAGTGCTTTTTAATAGCTTCAGGGACATAATCGAATTGCCGAATGGCGTAGGCCGAGCCATGCTGAAAGACTCATACTTACCAGCAATGGGGTGCCAAGATCGATTGGGAGATACGTTAACGTCGGCAACTGCCATGATCGGGGTATTCCTTTACTGCCCAAAGGACGCTGATCATGCCAGCCTTTTGATATCGGAGACAACAGTTTGAGGAAGCGCCGACCCGCTCGGAGGCCGACGGGACATTTTTGTTCTGCTATGCGCCAGAACAGTGTCGGCCATCGCATGCGGGTAAGCTCGCGCCTCAGGACGTTTAGCAGCGTATCCATTGAGCCGACCCAAAGCGACACTGCTCTGAAAAATCGACGCTGCAGTGTCAAAATTGCTACATTTCAGTGGCAGGCCACCCAAACCCTATTGAATAAGGCCCCAAAAGCTCTACCAGTCCAATCCATCATCGGAGCGACGGAGAAGCGGCGCGTGAACGAGCGCCTTTTATCGGGGCTTGCGGATGACATTAGCGTCGGTAGCTCAGAGAGAAGTATGGAGGCATTCTATCATCGGGCGTCGTTGTGCAGCCACGTTAGCCAATTGATGCCGCTGGATGGCTGTAAATTGGGAAGGTTTTGATGGATAAGTTTGAGGTCTTTAGGAATTGATCAAGCGGGCATCTCTGTCGCCCGCAAGATGCTTGAAAGCAGGTCCTCACCTCAGGAGCAAGACCGGGACACTATGTGTGTCGGTGTCGGATATACACCTCTGACTGACAACCGCCCCCACCTCACCCCGCACTCAACGGAATGAACACCGCAAACGTAGTCCCATGATCCGCTTTCGACGTCACCTCGATACGCCCGCCGTGCGCGTCGACAATCCTGTCGACGATGAACAGACCCAGCCCCAGGCTTGAATAAGGTCCGTTGTCGATCATCTTTTCGGGTGAGTAGCGGTCCATCGGGTTGAAGATGAACGGCAGCACATCTGCGGGAATCGGGCTGCCGGTGTTGTGGACGATAAAGCGGAGCTCGCCCTCCGAAACGGCCAGCGTCACTTCGACGGGATCGCAGCTATTGCCGTGCTGTATGGCGTTGCCGATGAGGTTCGAGAAGACCTGCTCCAGTCGATCGCCATCGAAGCGGCCGATGACCGGGTCCTCCGACGTCAAGCGAATGTCTGCTTCCGGGTTGACGGTACTCGATTCGTCAACGATGCGAACGCAGATCGGTTGCATGTCTATTTTGGTCTTTTTCAACGGGATGCCTGGACCAATCTGTGAGCGCGTGAAGTCGAGCAGATCGCCGACGATCTGGTTGGCCCGCTTCACGCTGGAGTAGATCCTCGATGCAACCTTGGTTGGCCGCGCGCCCAGATCATGGGTGCG